GTTGGCGTTAGGGTCTGGCTGCGGCGCCGAGATGGGCGTCAGGCCCCGGACAAGCGTTGGGTCTAATGGCATGTCAGCCCACTCCCGCGAAATTAAGCATACCTGAGCTACGACCGTCGCCAGTATTCCTAATCAGCGCGTTGATGTAGTCGCGCTGCAACTGCTGGTCCGGCGTAGTGCCGCGCGACAAGGCGCTGTTGATGGCCCTATTCCATCCTTCCTGCGCCCCCAGGTATCCAGACGCCCGCGCATCCGCCGCGCTGGTGACCGCACCTGCCTGCGCTTGGCCCGCATTCCCCATATAATTGGCGACGTTGGTTCCCATGTTCTGGCCCGCCTGCGACAGCGTGGTGGTCGCCGTCTGACCCGCACCAGCTATGCTTTGAAGCGGGTTCAACAGGTTCGTTCGGTTGGTCTGGAATCTGTTAAAAGCGTTCAAGTACTCTTGCGACGCCAAGTCCTGCCCGTAGCCTTGGGCGGCTTTGAGCGCGCCGCCAGAGATAAGACCGCCTCGCGCCGCCGCCTGCCGGTCTAATGCCTTCAGCCCCTCCGTCATGCGGAACGCATAGCCGGGGTCGGCTCGGAAGTCGGCCATCGTGAAGTTTTTCGACATCGAGCCATATCCCGGCGCGTTGCGGTTACCGCTTATGCCCAGCAAGTCTTGCATCCGGTTCAGCGCATTAACGCCACCCTGACGGAACGGTTCGTTCAGCGCGGTCTGCTGGGCGAAAATGTCACGGGCCAACTGCATCTGCTGTTGCGAAGTCTGCGAGCCGATGTTCGCCGCCTGCTGCGCGGCGTTGGCCTGCATCCTTGCGGCGCTCTCGACGGCGTTGGCGTTGCGGATACCGGAGACAACGTCAATCCCCGCGCGAAGCAAATCGCCCCTGGTTACGCCCCAGTCCTGCATCACGTTAGAAAACCAACTCATGTTGCTACCTCCGGGGCCTGCGCCCGCTGTGCTAGTCACCCCAGCGCGTCCGGGGATGTTCATAGACCCTATGGCGCCTGCCGCGCGCGCCGCGTTCGACATGCCGGCGGCAGTGCCAGACCTCACCCAGTCAGGCATGCTGCTGGCGAACTGCGCGCTGCTCAGCTCAGGGCCGTATCGCAGATAGTTTAGCGCGTTGCGGGGTGCGTTTGCGATGGACGACCCGATGTTTCGCGCATAGTTAGCCCAGCCGCCAGCAGCGTTGACGCCGGACGCGATGTTGGCGCCGCCCTTGCCGCCAAGATAGCCGCCGCCGGCACTTAGCAAGATGTCGCCGAAATCGCCACCTTCACCCGCTGTGCGACCGCCAGCGTAAACCGCCGACAACGCGGGATTAATGAACCCAAGGCCAGCGGTGATGATGGGGTCCACAATTGTCATGAGGTCAAAGTTGCGGGGCTGAAGCGCATTCTGCGTTTGCAACGCGCGCTGAGAGTAATCGGCTAGTTGCGCGTAGGAGACGTTAGGATTTTGCGCGAGGATTTGGCGTATCCCCGGCATTTTGGCGTCGTCTCGACCCCACTGGCCGCCGCCCCAAATAGTCTGTTTTGCCTTTGGGTCGTAGGGGTTGGCAGCAAGCTGGCGTTCAATATACGCTTTAGCTTTAGCTTCAGCCTGCGGGTCATCTGGGTTGATGCCAATGGCCCACAAACCGGCGCCTGGCGTAATCGAAAACTTTTCTTGCCAGCTGCGATTCCTTCGCTCTGGGTCCATGCCTTGCCCAAATCTGACAAAGCCGTAGCGCTGTTCGCCTCGCGCAGGCGTGCGACTAGCAGCAAGCGTGTTTTGCGCGTTTATTTGCGTTTGTAATGCAGGATTAAGCGCGCCGGTCTGTGGGTCGCGCATCCAAAAAGCACCGCCGCTTTGCGGGGTATTTAGTCCGCGCATGGAGTCTAAATAGTCGTACCCTCGAAAGGCTGGCGCAGCCATCGTTATCTGGCCTCTAGCGCCGTAATCCGCGTTTTGAGGCTTTCAATAATCGCTTGCTGGTCTTGAATGGCTTTTGCCAACAGCGACGTAAGATTGCCATACGCCAAACCGTCTGGACGCCCGTCTTCAAGGTACTCCACAAAATAGGTCAACCCTAAGTCGTGAATTTCTTCAGCGATAAACCCGGCAAACACGCGGTCGCCGTCATTGTTACCTTGGAACGTCACGGGGCGCAGATTAAGCACGTCAGCTAACCCAAACGTCGCGTCTTGGATGTTGTGCTTGTACCGCAACGAAGACGTCGAGCGAAGCAACTGCGAGTTGCCGCCGGAAGATGCCATATACAAATTTGCGGTAGCGCCCGTAGTCGCGCTAGTGCCCGCAGGCGACTCAGTTTTAGCGCCATTGGCGGCGGTATAGCCATCGGCGCGGTACGTCCATAGCGACGTCCCAGCGCTGTCGTACATGACCAGCGCAAAGTTAGCCGACGTAGTGCCATCCGCCGCCAGGTTCAACGCTTGCGTGGATACTGGCGAACGTCCGATGCCAACAGTGCCGTCCGCGTTAATCGTAAGCCGCGTGGTGCCGCTGGTGGAGAACGATAGCGGCGTGTAAGTCCCAGTGCCCGTTCGGGCAGCACCAATGTTGGCGACAGCCCCAGTGTGTTGCATGTACGCATAAGCGGCATTGTCTGGGTCGGTAGCCGCAAACGCAAAAAATTGTGATGTCGTGGACGTGCCGTTTGGTAATAAGCCTACCGCCGTGGTGCTATTAGCCGTAGTCGTCTGAAACAACGTGCGGTTAGCAATAGTGGCATTAGAAAAATCGGCGGTGATGCGCCGTGCCGCGCCGCTAAACGCAAGGTTTTGCGTAGTAAGGTTTGTAAACGCGCCGGTGTTGGGCGTTGTACCGCCAATAGCTGGTGGCGTTGTCAAGTTCATTGGGTAGCTGGAAATGACCTGAAACCGCGTGCCGTCGTACACCACTTGAACCATTTGGCTGGATTGAATGTCACCAACAGCTAAAGCCACACTGCCTTGCTTGGTGACCGTTCTTGCGCCTAACCCGTTCAAGTTCAACGTCACGCTGGTCGTTGCGTTGGTTCCGGCGGCGACAAAATTAAACGTCTGCCCCGCCGCGTAAGCGGTAAAATTCGGCGACGTCACAAAAGCCGAGATGGTGTCGGACCCCGACACGCCGGTCAGCAACTGCGATGTCCCAAACTGGTCGCCGCTGCCGACATTATCCACGGTCCAGATTTCGACATCCGCTGGCGTGGTCAGTTTGAGCTTGTACGCGGCTGACGACAGCCAGACGTTAGCCTCGCCCCGCGAATCCAAAATGATGGGGTTGGTGTTGGCCGTAGCGCCTGACTGCGACGTGTAGGTCGCCAGCGGCGTGTTGGTGCCGGCAGCATAGGTGTAGAGCTTGCCCCCCACCAATGGCGTGCCAGCGGTGGAAAAGAACTGCATTTTTGGTAAGGGACTGAGAGTTGCCATTAGTGAGTACCCGAATGGTGCCGCGCTGGCGCGGAATAAATTATAGACCTCAGATGCGCTTAAATCGCCTTGATAGATTTGGTACGAGTTAACGCTGGTGTCGCCATAGTAGACCCCATAAAAACCTGTCTCTAGGAAGTACGTTCGATTCAGATAAATGGCGAGTGCGTTTGAGCCGTCAAACGTGGTTCTACCAAACCCCGACCCAGTAGTTTTGCTTATCTGACAGCGCAAAATCCCGTTAACGTAAAATTTAATTCTTCCGTACACGGAGCCGGTTTTTTCATATGTGGCAACAATGTGTTGCCAATTGCCCGCTGTTATTGGATAGCCTGGCCCGCCGACTACGCCGGTCGTGCTTGCGGAGTCAAGAGTAAGATTCGCCCAGCCCGCAGTGAATTGATTAGTGCCATAGCTATTTCCTAAGGCGCCTGCCCCAATACCAAACTGAAGGGTGTCGCCGCCAACAAATACTCGATACTGCATGGCGGTGAGCGTTTGCGGCAGGAGTAAGGGGCTTGCTTGCCCGCCATACGCGGGCGAATCTAAGCGCACCCACATCGCGATTGAAAAAGATTGCTGATAAATTTGGTACGCGAGCGTAGTTGAGGGGTATGCACCAGCCGCTACCGCTGCCATTGCAAATTGCCCGTACTGCGACGCCGCTTGCGTGAACTGGAGATATTTGTACGCTCCAGCATTTACAAACGTCGGGCCGTTTACGAGCGACATCGTAGGTGATGTCGAATAAGTGTTCCCGCTGACATCAAACCAGCTAGATCCTGAGCCGGGGTAGCTAGCGACGTTGTTTGCGTCAAGACTGTAAACAAGCGTTGCCATTATGCGTTCGTCGCTTTGATGATGGCGAAATTTACCACGCAAGCCTCAGAACGCGAAGTGCCGCTGTAGTTGGTCACGCGGAATCGGCAACTGCCGGCGGCGACTGCTTGGCACTGCACAAGGTAGGTGGATGCAGTCCCGCCAGGCCCCATGTTGCAGATGACGGTATCAAACGCCGCAATGAAGCTGTTGGTCAGGACAAACTCAACTGACGCGCCCGCTGCCAGCGCCGCATTGTTCATGGTGATGGCACCGCAGCCTTTGTTCAGCGTGACGCCGGTTGATTTTGAGGTTAGCTGAGTGACCGCGCCGCCGGGAGAGAAAGTGAAGGCATCCTTACCGTAGCCAAGTACGCCTTGCGAACAAAACACGCCCTGCGCGTCCGATGTCGCCACGCTGCCAGCACCACCGCCGACGAACAGCGTGTTAGAAAACGCAGAGTTACCGCTGTTAACGACCAGCGCTAATTCTTCGTCGATGGTGACGTTCGTACTTTCCTGCAACGCCCCGCCGATGTACATCGTGATCCCGTAGGTGTAGACGACTCCGGTGTTATCAGCGGCAATGTTCGCGGGCGCAAATACGTTGGAAACAGCGTAGGTGTTTGTTGTTGACGGCGGCGAGATGTTGTCCAGAAACGACCGGCCCTCTTGGTAGAAGTTGGTCGGATTGATTAAGCCTGGAGGCCCGCCAACTAACGAAACCGCCGGGAAGTTCAACCGCTGCTGATTGTCGATATTCATCGCCAGCACCGTTGCCGGGATGTCGGTGTTGAGCGTGTAGAAATTCATCTGGCCAGCCCCGCCAGTCGCGCCAGTTGACGTCAGGTCATCGCCGGAAAACGAATAACTGGCAATCGAGCCCGTGTCGCAAACGATGTCCGTCCCCGTAGCGGAATCAAACAAAACAGCGCCGGTAAATTGAGACGTTCCGGTAACTGTCAGAGTCCCGCCAATATCTACGTCTGCCGTGAACGTCCCATAGGTTGCGTCGATTGGACCCGCAAACGTGCCGGAGTCGGCGCCAAGCGAACCCGTAAACACCGCGCTAGCGCCTGACAGCGTTGAACCAAGCGTTAACGGGCCTGATATGGTAGTGCTACCAAATAGTACCGGCGAATCAGCGCGCACAAACACGCCGCTGCCAGTCCCCGTGTACTCGGCTTGCGTCAGGTGGTAATACTGACCTGTAGCGCCACCTTGAAGCCCCAACAGCTCGTCATGATTAATCGCGGTGGTGCTTATTATGGTGTATTGATTCAAAAAGAATCGGTACCACTCCCGCGACATCAACCCGGTTCGCGGGTCGATAAACGGAACGCGGGGTGCGGGGATGTTGGTAGTGTTAGGCATTAGTGCTGGACACCGACAGTTCAGCGCCGATGATGGCTACCTTTACCGGGTCGGACCCCGACACCTCATACACGCGGTCGCGCAATTTGTCGGTCATGCCTAACCGCCGCCAGAACGTCCGAGTGCCTGATGCGCCAATGGCGCCCATTGACGCCCAATGTTCGTTTGACCAAGTGTGCCCGCCATCGTCAGACCAACGGAGCATGGCTTGAGGGTCACTGCCTTGCCCGGTGTTAAGACCAACACCCGTTTCGCAATCAAGTTGTAGCGAGTGCTGCGCCGTTCGTTTTAGGTTGTTCTGCCCCGACGGTATCGCCCGCCACGACCGCAGCCAACGCTGCGCCCCGCCGTTGTCCGCATAAACGTCAAGGTCAAACGCATACAGGTTGCCGGAAGCGCAATCGCCAACGACGATTTCGTTGTTGAAGCTCATTTGGCAGTTGCTGGCATGACGCGAAAATTGGCCGTTGTAAAACGCCGCCCGTTCGTGCCATGCCCCGGTGGCTACGTCGTACACCCAAGTCGCGTTGCCCGTCGGGAACGTCAACACATAGAAGGCATGACCTTCTTGCTGGTAGGTGTAAGCAAACGCATCTGAAATGCTGGCGTAGCTTTGGATGGCAAACTCGATGGCGTGCGTGCTGACCCGCTGGCCGGTGTAGCCGTTGGCTCGGTAGACGATGCCATTGCCGCGCGCGTCGGACCCTAGCCAGAACAGCCCATTGTCGAGTTTGGCGATGGAATACGGCGCCGCGCAACCAATTTCGTTGAACGCGCCTTGAATGCGCTCTAGCGGAAAGTTAACGTTCCCAGCGTCGTACCAAACCTCAACCGAATTGGTGCCAAACAGCCACACCTCGCGGTGGTCTACGATAA